TAAAAATAAACCTTGTCGATAATGATAATGTTTCTCTTTATCACGAGAACGGACTCGCTAATCTACTCTCTGACTACGAACTCAATCTTGAGGACTATGCTGTGGATTTTGATGAGCCAATTGTCCTCGCCGATATAACCGATGCTCCAGGACAAACAGATAGTCAGACCAAAACGCCTAAAACTGTCGTCTGCCCGAACTGTTCAACTGTTTTTACTCCAAGTAAATAACTCTTACCCCATTCTTAAACAATCTCTTCTATGATATAAGCAGGGATAAAGGAGGTGAATTATATATGAATCTATCAATCAATGGGACTATTGGAGGATTTCTTCTTGCAGTCTTAGTCTATTTTCTCTTTAACGCAGTTATTGATACGCTTATTACGGATGCAAACGCAGCCAAGCTCTTTAAGATTATTTTACTTATTATCTGTATCTTTATTGCGCTGGGTGGCAGTTTCTTTATCCACGCATAACAGACGTGCTATACTAGGGTAGAAAGTGAGGTGATTGTATGAAGAACCAAATTGAAATCGTTGTGACCATCCTTCTTGTCATTGCTGTTGCAGCACTTGCTGTTGGTGAACTACGTATCGAGCAGGCACTCAAAAATATCCCTGTATATAGACCCTTTCGTGAGATGAGTTTCCCGACACCGACTGTTCTGGCAACACCAAGCGCAACCCTCTCTCCTGTGAAGGGACGAGAAGTACTTGTCACAGTAACACCAGTGCCAACTGTCAAACCAACGAAGGAACTGTTGAAGTAATTGACAATCGATTGGAAGTAGGATACGGTAATGACATAGGTATACTCCTATACTCAAACCGCTTTCTTTCGTGCACTTACGATCAGTAGACGCACACGCCTGTGGGGATGCACCGATGTGTCCGATTGAGGCGGTTTTGCCTAAGCATCTTGCATTTTGTCTGCCTATTTGCTAGTGTTAGTATATTAGCGTAATATTGCGTTTATGAAGAAGAACATCTACCATCCACTTCCGGGTTTTGTTGTCTTAGAACAACTTGAAGAAACCCACTACGGTAACATTGAAATCCCTGAGAACACTGCATCAAAAGACTCCGCCGGTGTCGTTATAGCAGTAGGCAGCTCGTTTATGTATTATGAGGGAAACGCGGGCGTTGTTGTAGAGTCACCTGTAAAAGTAGGCGATAAGGTAATATTTAAAAATACCGCAGCGCAACGATATTTCCCTTTTGAAGGTGGGAAACAAATTTATATGCTAAAGTTTCATCAAAACCCCGTATATTCAGACCTTATGTGTGTTATTAAGGATTAACTATGCCAAATTATATCGTTAAAGGTGAAGAACTACGAAAGAAAAAGGAAGAAGGCGCAAGTCTTCTTAACGATTGCGTTTCAATCTCACTCTCTCCCCGTGGTCGAAATGTTGGTTTTTTTGGAGCGGGAGATATGGCAATGTCTATTCATGATGGCGTTGAAATAGCCAGACGTGTTGTCGTTGAAGACCCCGCACAATACTGGGCAATTCGGACCATTCTTCAGGCAGCAAATAAACAGGTGGCAGATGTTGGGGATGGGACAACCTTAGTCACCATTCTTGCAAACGAAATCTACCGTCAAGCACAACAGAATATCATAGCAGGTGCTAACCCCCGCTCATTAGTTGATGACCTTATTCGTAATCGAGACATCCTCATTGAAGAACTGAAGAAAGTAGCTATCCCCGTCAATACAGAAAAGCAAGCAATTCATATCGCTACCGTCTCAGCACAGGACCAAGACTTAGGACAAAAGATAGGTGAAATTGTCTATAAGATGGGGGTTGATGGTGTGGTTACCTATGATGAATCGGCAACCGGTAAGACCTACATCGACTTTCAGGAAGGCTGCCAGTTTGAGAACGGGTATATATCCCCTGCCTTTGTGACCGATCAAAATCGTATGGAAGCAACTGTTGAAAACACACACATCCTTCTCACCGATAAGGTATTAAACAACATCAATGAACTCCTCCCCCTCCTTAAGCAATTTGAACAAGCCAAAGTATCAAGTATCGTTATCATCGCCCAAGACGTTATTGATAATGCATTAGGTTCTATGATATTAACCAAGTTAAAGGGTGGCATGAATGTACTCGCAATCCGTGCTCCATACGCAGGCCAGGTACAAAAGGATTTCTTAGACGATATAGCAGTTTTAACAGGTGGTGTCGTTATCTCTTCTCAGCAAGGGAGACGTTTTGATACCGTTCGTCTTGATGAATTAGGTAAAGCAACCAGAGTCACCTCAACTGAGAAAGCAACCATGATAGTAGGCGGAGAGGGCGATAAGGTTCTTATTGAGAAACGTATTCAAGCACTGAAAAAAGTAAAGGAGGACAACCTCACACGTTCTGATTATGAGCGAGAGAAGCTGAAGGAACGGATCGCCAAGCTGTCAACAGGGATTGCAGTGGTTAAAGTAGGCGCGCCCCTTGAGATTGAAATGAAGAACTGGCTAGAGCGCACGAAGGATGCTATCCAAGCAACCACAGCAGCCCTTAAAGATGGCTATGTACCAGGAGGCGAGGTAATCTATTTAACTATCCGTGAGAAGCTTGAGAAAACTCTTGCTGGTCAAATACTCTATCGCTCTCTTGAGAAACCTTATCAGATTCTTCTTACCAACGCAGGATTAAAGCCTGATGCACATATGGCATCGATGAAGGATGGGTTAGGTATTGACGTTTTAGACGGTAAACAAAAGGACATGCTAAAAGCAGGTATCATTGATCCGGCCAGTGTGGGTATTGAAGCTATTAAAAATGCACTCTCCGCAGCAATCGTTCTGTTTACCACCGAAATTCTCATTATGCCAATTATTGAGAAGAAGGAAAATACGAATGCTAACAATAGATAACGGCGAAAACGAAGAGAAGATTAAGGAATATCTTGATAAGATGCTTGATGCTTCTATGGCAGGAGACTTTAAGACAGTGAAGCAATATGCAAAGCTTATTCGTAAATTGACAGTTGTTGTTCGTCGTGAGATAACTAACTAGTATGATATGTTTAGTATGTCAGGCGGAGGACGCAATCATTGATCCTGTACAGGGAGTACTGCCAGGCATTCGTTGTCAAGAGAGACGGTCAAAAAACAGACTGCCTAATCCAGTTGAAATGGTAGGTGAGTCAATCAAGGGGGATCGAGATACATACGCCAGGAGTATCGTCCAGCCATTCAATAGCGCAGGAGTCTTCTCAGACGAATACTACCAAGCACATGGTACGAAGGGTGTATCAGTTAACGCAGACCAGATAAAGAACAGGAAGCGTATCTGGGACAGAGCAATTAGTCAGAATATAGACATAACGAAAACAAAATGAATGAAATTGATCAAAAACTAAAGGACAGATATGAACGAGCCTATGCTATTATCGCAGGCCTAGGTGGCTCAACAGAGCTTATCATCCAAGTCGCACGGGAGATCAAAGAGGAGGAAGACAAGGTATATAAAGCAACAAATAAAAACGACTTTGGTGCGATTGGAAGCCTAGAGGAGGAGAAAGCAAAGGAGATAGCTCTTAAGAAAGAGAAGGAGGAGAATGAAGCATGGGGCAAGTTAGATTTAGGTCTACCTGTAACGCCTGAAAAGCCAGTATAACTATATGGATACACTTATCTTTATTGTCGCAGTCATCATCGGTCTTTTATCAGGCTGCCTATTTTTCTTAGTTGCTGATAGTATCCTAAAGTCTATACACGAGCAAAGGCGAAAAAAGATTCTTACCACCATGAGCCCACCACAGATCTACGCAGCATCAGACTTAGTCACCATGCTCGAGAAGCGTATTGATGATCTGAAAAATACTGATTTTGTCTATAACCCACACTACGGGGGTATTACAACCCTTGATACTATATGACAACAGAGCAGGAAGCACGTATCGATAAAGCACTTACCTATGCCCGCAATAAACACGCAGGGCAAAAATATGGTGGCAAGCCCTTTATATTCCATCCACTGCTCACAAGTGAGATTATTCGTGTTGTTCTCCCGGACGATGAGAATATGGTATCCGCGGCATTATTGCATGACACCCTTGAGGATACAAAAACGACACCGGCAGAACTTACCGAGGAATTCGGAGCAGATGTGGCGGGACTTGTTTTTGAAGTAACCAAGACTGACTACAATACGTTTCCTAATCTTAAGACAAGACGAGGAGTGATACTTAAGTTTGCGGATAGATTAGCAAACCTTGTTGGTATGGAAACAAAGGATAAAGAATGGCAGGAAAAATATATACAGAAAAGTAAATTCTGGGAAGGATAAGTTATCCACATATTATCAACATATCCACATTCGTGCGGAAAAGAATATATAGGATAACAACACGTAGACACTATGGATACTATAGAACCTCCATCATTACAACAACCTAGCGCACAAACGCAACAAAATAATAACGGTGGGAAACCTCTTACAGGATTTCAATTACACCCAGAGAATATTAATAGGAAAGGAAACATAAAACGTGAGTGGACATGGAAGTCACTCCTTGAGGAAGCGATGGAAGAAGAATTAAAAGATGGTAAATCAGCAAAACACTTTGTTGCCAAGAGTTTAATCCGTAAGGCCTTATCGGGTGATGTCCGTGCAATTGAAGTGACAATGGATCGAATGGATGGAAAACCTGATCAGAAGAATACAGTTGATGGAAATGTGACCGTATCATTCCATAGCTCGCTTAAGCAAGATGCTACTTAATCTATATGATCCACATAGTAATCAAATAAAAGTACACGAGTCAAAAGCAAGATATCGTGTGGTTATTGCCGGTCGAAGATTTGGCAAATCGGCACTTGGTCTTAATGAAGCACTCGCCCGAGGTTTTCAATTAAAGAATCAGATCATCTGGGTTATTCTTCCTCTCTTTCGACAAGCCAAGGAAATCTATTGGATTGACCCAGATATTACAAAATACTTCATGCCATATATTCAATCAGGACTTATTAAGCAGGATAAATCAGAGCTATCTCTGCATATACTTTCAACAAACTCATGGATACGACTTAAGGGAAGTGATAACTACGATTCACTTCGGGGATCGGGTATTGATCTGATTATCTGGGATGAGGTAGCAGACGTGAAGGAGGAAGCCTTTGAGACAATTAAGCCAGCACTTGCCGACTCACCGCATCATCGAGTGCTCTATATCGGTACACCTAAGGGTCTTAACTGGTTTCATGACTTTGCAATTTATGGGGATCATAAAAATGTCATCCCACGGTATGAGAAGCCACTAAAGACTAAGGATGATTGGGAAACATGGCATTTCACAAGCTATGACAATATGGCATGGCCGGAGGATTCATATGAGAAGAAGATGTTTGTGAAATACATAGATAACGAACGAAAGGATGCAGAGGAGAAGGGCAAGCTTGGATTCTTCAATCAGGAATATCTTGCCTCATTTGAAGAGTCAGCAGGACGATTCTTCCCCAAGTGGACATTTAAGACACATACATGCAGACCACTTCTGGATGTAAAGGCTGGGCTTCCCATCTATGCCAGTATTGACTGGGGACGACAAGCACCGTTTGCTTTTCTCCTTCATACCGAGGTGGTCGTTGAGTGGCAGAATAAGAAGTTTCGGCGCATCATAACCTTCAAAGAAATCTATGACACACTCAAGTCACCTTATGAGGTTGCGAGTATGATCTGTAAGGCAATTGATGTGAAGCGTATACGAAACTTTTATTATGATCCGTCTATGGCAACGCCACTTTCTGATGGATCATTATCAGTTGCTGATCAAATACAACAAGATATTGAGAAAATATCGGGATACTTTCCCACCATGACACCGGCCAGCAATAAGCGTGTCTCACGCTGGGCTGCTGTTGATAACTGGATGCGAATTGCTCCTGATGGATTTCCTTACTGGTTAATCAGCACGGATTGTAAGAATCTTTGTCGAACTATCCCACTTATGGTTCCAGACAGTAATAACATAGAAGATTTAGATACCACTCTTGAGGATCACTCAATTGATAGTGCTGGGTACTATCTGCAATACCCTAAATGGATTGATGGATCATTAGGTCAGGTACTGGATAAACCAGCGGATGATAAGAAGCATACATTCTTTGCTAATAAGCCGATACCGCTGAATGAATGGAGTAATGTATGAAAAACGATTTCCCGATTAGTATTTGGTTAAGCGAGTCAAAGAAGGTTTTAATCCACTGCTTTATCTGTGGTTTCTCAACAGGTATACAAGTTGATGGCACACCTAAGCATGTCATTATGGGAATAGATGGATCAAAAGGTGAGGGTAAACCATTACAATTCCCCATCAGATTTAACTGCAAGACAAAGAGTGAGAAATATGGACAGTGTCGGGCTCGCTACATTATTCAGGGATACGTGTATCCCGCCACAGAGGAGTAATTGTATAAATAGGTAAACCTATGCTACTCTTTATACTATATGGATTCAGCAGCAGGAGATGCATACATTCCGCAAAAGACAATTAACCCCATTATTAACAAGGATGAAGTAGATGTCATTCGTGACCCCCTTACACTAGAACTTGATGATGCTAAGTTTCTTCAATATGCCAAGACGCTTAAGCGTGAAACTGATGAATGGTGGAATGAGAAGGGATCAGTTGGATATAACCTCAATAAACGCCGAGAGATTAATGAGATGATGCTCATGGGGAGACAGTATGAAGGAGAAAAGCCGAAGAAGGGTAAATCAAGCGCGCAAGACAATATTCTCTATGAGGCTGAGGCATATCTTAAAGCAATGGCACTGTCCAAACTGCCTGACATCACTGTGACACCAGGTGGCGATACGGAGGAAAAAAAGAAAATAGCAGATCTTATCTCCCGAGTCCTTACCCCTGATCGAAAGAGTAAAGAATACCGTGACCGAAAAAGAGTGTTAGGCCTCGCATTTAAACAAGTCCCCATTGATTTCGGAGGGTGTATTAAACGATTCTGGAATCCGCAAAAGGGTCGCTTTGGTGATATGGATGCCAAAGTAGTAAACATGAAAAACCTCACCCTTGATTATCGGGCGCAATCAAATGATGTGAAAGACATGGACTTTATCTTTGAAGTATGTGAAAAAACAGTCAAAGAGTTAGTTATGGAGTTTCCTGAGAAGGAGAAGGATTTTTATGAGGAGCTACGAAAATATAACATATTTGGTGATGCTAGTGATCCAGAAACGAAGAATGAGAATAATGAAGAAGGCATGAACTCCAAGATTAAATATATCGAGGTTTGGTTCAAGTGGTATGACCGTCCAGAAGGAGAGAAGGATAAAAGTAAATGGGAAGAGATCATTGGCGTTGCGTGGTATTTTAATAACTGTTTGTTTCGTAAGATGAAACATCCTTATTGGGACTGGACCGGAACGCCACAAACATTCTCTTTTGATATGAAGGGGGTTGATGATGATACACCTAAAAAGCGCAAACAATCAGCAAATCTTGAAACACTTAAGAAAATGGCTCTCGGTGAGAAGAACCAGGAAACCCAGACTGAAACTATCTTTCATAACCACTTGGATTATCCGGAGTTTCCCTACATATTTATGGGTATGGACCAATGGGGTAAAACGCCACTTGATGAAACAAGTAGAATAGAACAGGCCACATCCTTGCAAGGACAATATGATAAACGTAATCGTCAGTTAGATGAGATTATAGATCGTTCACGAGGTAAAGATGTGTTTAGTAGTAGTGAGGGGTTGACTAAAGATGATGTTGCCAATATGGACATGGGTGATACTGAGCAGAAACTACTTATCCGAGGGAGTGTGAAGGAAATGTATGCACATATTGCAGGAGAGCAACCGGTTCCTGCTATGTTTCAGAATATTCAGGATGACCGTGAGCGTTTGTTTGATAAATTAGGCGTACACCAGGCAACACGAGGACAGATAGATAGTGATACAGCAGCAACAAACAACCAGATTGCTAGACAGGGTGACTTCACAAGAATGGATGATCTGGTTGATGACACTATTAACTATGCATGCGAGAAATGGGCAAATTGGGATATGCAGTTTATGAAGCTATTTTACACTGAGGAGCACTTACGCCGTATTTTAGGAGAGGATGGTAAGTGGCTAACTGTTAAACTCCATCGTGATTTTATCGATGATGGTATGGAGGTTATCATATCGGCCTCAGGATCAGATAAACTAAAGGCTGAGCAGCAGGCAGTGGATAACGCTAAGATGAAGATGACTGACCCATATCGATACTTTAAAGATACAAACGCGTCTGACCCTAAAGGAAGAACTACCTCTTTAATGACCTTTCTTATGAATCCACAGGCATATTTATTGGATATTCAAAACGGGGGCGATGGATCAAGTGTACAGAATGGCGTACAGAATGCAGCACAAACTGTTAATGGCGCATCGGGACAACAACATACGCAAAATGGCACACCTGAGGCAACGCCACAAGGTGGGCAGCCTGGTGACCCAACTGCAATACAGGATATTATGCAGATACAATCTGGGCATATTCCCCAACCCCCTCAACAAGTATCAGCAGCATATCTGGCAACGTTTACTGCGTTTATGCATTCACCAATGATTGAGGAGTTAATACAAAAGTTCGGACCACAATTCAAACAGCAATTACTTCAATTCGCTCAAGCAGTTGCGGAGTTGGGGAAACAAGTACAGCAACAAAGTGGGCAACAGCCTCAACCACAGCAGACCCCGCCAGCCCCACAAATGGGAACGAATAGTCCGGTAGGTCCTGTTTCGCAAAGACCTAGTCCCGCTAATACGAGTAGGGTGGCCACCAAACCACCAAGTATTGGAGTATAGGTATGGCCATTAAAACACAACTACAGCAAACGAAGAAAGGTTCACCAAAAATACCCCTCCTTACACAGATAGAGAGAGCAGCACAATCGTTTCTCAATAGTGATTATCAAGATCAAGCACAATTAGGAAAAGATCAGGCGCAAGTCAGTGGTAATCAACAAGCACCAACCCCTACACCCACACAGTCCCCAGCATCTAAGAGTTGGGTTGCCAGTCTGATGAAGCAAGGTAACCTTACGCAGGACGCAAACGGCGTTCTCCATGGTGTGTTGGGGGGTAATGTTTCTCAACAAGGTCGGGTACTTGCAGCACAAACTAGCCCCATTCCCTCTAAAGGGTCAAATGATTATTACTCCCCTCGAACACATTATTCATTACCTCAATTAACAAGTATGATTCAGCAAGGTATGCAGAAGTATAATCCAAACGCCCCTGTCGCAACTGAGGCAGCACAACTTGCTCAAGTTGGTCAGAACCTCCCAGATCAATTTGCACCAGCTGTGCTATCCCTTAAGGAGAGTAGCGGAGGAACGCATCTATCTGCTCCTAATAATCTATTTAATTTAGGCCCTGGGATTGCATACCCAAATACGCAGACAAGCATTATTGGAGGAAATGGTAAATTAGGATTACAAGGTGTACTTCAGAGCCCTACATATGATGACTATATGCAATCAGGCGACCTACGTGATCTATTTCAACACTTTACTCCTGCCACACCTGGTTCAGGTAATGCGGGGTATGATCAACAGATAGACACCTATCATCAGTTGCGAAGCAATTTTGTTCCTCAGAGTGGCCAACAGTAGTGAATAAAATCAAGAAGTCCTAATATCGTGCCTATAATGAGCTTTCGTTTGAGTGGATGAAGAGCGGAATGCATCTATAACAAAGCATATCATAACCCTACATAATTGACAATATCCCCCTCTTGTGACAATATATATCTATTAACGTGCTTATTACGTATGGATACAACTAAACCACAAGAAATAGATTACCAAAAAGACATCCGCAACACCGATCTCCGTGATATTATTGCTGAAAATAACGCATGGGAGGATGATCAATGGAGTGAAGAGAAGAAACAGACAGTAACACCCCCCGTTAGTGAAGAGAAGGAACCAAAGATAACAACCCCTCCAGTTGAAGCAGTAAAGCCACCTGATACGACGCCCCCCGTTAGTAAGGAAGCCGAAAAGCCTGTGCTTGATGAAGCGAAGCTGACTGAGACACTCACTGAGAATATTACGAAGAAATTGGTTGAGCAGTTCTCACCAAGTGATACCACCAAAGAAGAGAAAAAGGATATTGAAACAAAAATTAAAGAACTACAGGCAAAGGCAACTGAGGAGGGTCGGGAGTTAACCTATCAAGAGGCTATTAAATTTGTCAAAGATGAGGTGTCAAGCGACCCAGAACTACGTGACCAGATTAAAAAAGAGATCATGGCAGATCTCAATAAAGAGGTTGAATCTGAAACTAAAAAAGCACAGGAAGAAAAAGCGAGGCAGGAAAAAGAGACCAAAGAACAGAATGATCGACTCTATAGTGAATGGGATCGACAAATAGGAGTATTACAACAACAAGGTTTCCCCAAGGTGCTTGATAAAACAGATCCTAATGACCCTGGTATGCGGGCGCAGAAACAACTCTTTGAAGCACTTAACGCTATTAACAAAGAGCAGCAGAAGAATGGTCAACCAGTATCACTTAATCTCGTTGAGGCATATGTACACCCGATCTACAAACAGATAACAGAACAACCCGGTAAAGATGCACCAGTCAACGGTATGCGCAAGTCAGTTGCAAGTAATGAGAAAGTTGGATTGAATTATCAAAAGGATATTCATGGGGCTGATTTACGGGATATTATCTCTGAGATGTATCAATCATCCTAGTAATTAGCCTCAAACTGGTCTATTGACATCTTATTACCAATCCCTTACTATTATTAACAGAGATTCATATTTGCAATATATTTTTGCAGGAGTTTTCTAAAAACTTTTGTATATATGTTGTTAAAGAATCAAACATTTCACGCAATTAAACCACAACAAGTCCGTGGTTTTGTCTCCTCAGGTCTCCTCACTATTAAGGTTCACTTCGCATATGATGGTATTGTTTATGGTAATCGTGTCGATAATACGACATACAATAAGATTAACGCGAAAGTCGTTGATCAGGTTTTAAACTCACGAACATTTGCCTCACGTTTACTCTCAATGGGTAAACCATTCTCAGGCAAAACAATGGATTTCCCAGTGAAGGTTGTCTATGCCAATCAAGGTGAATTTTTCACAGGTCTTGAAACATTAACCTCCTCTGCTACCGATACCACTGTTGCATTATCTTTCGCACATACTGCCTTCCATCAACCAGCCGTTTCAATCATGCTTGAGAGTTTTGCTAATAGTGGAGAGCAACAAGCTATTGATCTGGATACATTTAAAATGGAAGAAGCAATTGCTGAGGCAGTGCAATCATGGGGAAATGCAGTGTATGGAACGGGCACATCTAACCAACCATTAGGTCTTGAAGCAATTGTTGATGATGGCACAAACAATTCAACCATTGGCGGACAATCACGAAGTACATATACATCCCTTAAAGCGCAAGTCCAAGCGTTTGGATCAGGTATTCTCTCCCTTGCTAATCTAGATACACTTTACGACGCAACGATTGCTTCAGGTTTAGAAACAGAAGAGCCAAATCTTCATTTGACCACGAAATCTATTTGGAGTCTCTATGGACAATTGTTATCACCTCAGATTCGAGCCGACTACACCTATGGTGGTGGCGTTGTTCTTCCGCTTCGAGGTAATGAAATAACCAGACGTGCAGATTTAGGTGGACAAATTGGTTTTACTGTCTTGGCTTATCGAGCACGCCCACTCTTAAGAGATGACGCAGCAGTAAGTGGCAAATGGTACATGCTTAATGAGCGTTACTTTGGCTGGAGAGGTCGCACGACAGTCCCTTCCCGTTACGCAGCATACTTAAGTAAAGTAGATCTAGGTAAGAATTCAACCATTGATGGCGTTCCTGCAAGTCCTGATTATGCGCCTCCTAGTAATGTCGGTTGGTTCTTCCAGAACTATTTGATGTTACCACAACAGGCTGGTCAAATTGCTCGACTCTACGGTATTGGACAAATGTGCGGATGGTCATTTAGACGTCAGGGAAAGGGGACGGGTATAACAACCTTATAAGCATATGGCAAAAATAAACGGACCAATTGCAATTACAGCGCAAGATTTATATACATCAACAACGGTATCTGAGCATCCGGTTGGTGCTTTGGGTTGGGACTGGCAAGTTGGTAAAGCATTTCGTTGGACACTAAATGGTACAACAGCAATGGTTGCAGGCAGTTTGTATCAGGAGGCTGTTCGAGACACACAATTTGTCAATATGGCAGTTGGTACGGCAGCAGTCGTTGGGCAACAGTTCTTACAGATTACGAACGGCACAACCACCGTTGTACCGAATCAATATGTCGGGGGGACAATCAATATCTATACAGCAGGAACTGATCCCATTGGAGATGAATATACAATTACCGGAGTATCGGGTACATTGACATCTGGCGGAGCATTAAATGTCTATTTGGATCGCCCATTACGATATGCTGTCACAACCAGTGCAACAGTTAATATGCTTCCTAGTCCATGGGCTGGGGTCATCGTTGCCCCAACAACGCAAACGGGTATGATTGTGGGCGGAGCAGTGTATGCAATCGCAGCAAGTACATCAACTGTCCCTCAATATGGTTGGATACAAACACATGGAGTGTTTGACGTTCTTTCTGACTCATCAACCTATGCTATTGGCTCAGATTTGGGGGGTCCAGCAGCAAATACCGCTGGCGCACCAACAGTCTATGCAGCAGGCACAACTCATCAACGAGTCGGCGTTGCTCGACAGGCTCAGGCATCAACACACGGCATAACCATGTTTCTCCAGATAGACTAATCTCTATCTACGAGTCGGCGGTAGTCTATATAACCCTATGGATAATCAGAATCAAGTACCAGTTGAAGAAACACCAGTGGAGCAACAAGAGCAGGTACAACAACAGGAAGATGTTTCCTCAGGTATTGACCGATCTGCATACAATTGCCCAGTTTGTTTTGGTGGGGGTTTACAAGACGATAACACAGTATGTCCTCGATGTTTGGGGACAGGAAAGATATAACTATGGCAGGACCTTATATTGAAAACAGTGTCGAAGCAGTGAAACTAGCAAGGGGTATTAATACTCAGCTTGCAGCATCATTTGGCTCAACTGCTTCTTTTACGGGAAACGTAACATTTGGTGGGACAGTGACTGGTGGGCTAGTCCCAGTGCTTGATCAAAATACAACAACAGTACTGACTCCTGCTCAGAGTGGAAGTCTGGTGCTCTGGGATGCAGCGGCAGGGTTTACCATTACCCTTCCTGCCCCCTCTATTGGATTAAATTACTCATTTAGTGTTACAACCAGTGTTACCTCATCAAATCACAAACTAATTACTGATGCGTCTAGTACCTTTTTATATGGCGGACTTGCAATGGGCGAGGCATCAGGTTCAACAACCTTAACTG